GATGCACGAAGTTATGAAATCTCATTTTAAAATAACATCTACGAAAGATTTAACTCAAGAAGAATTTACTGAGTTTTTAGATAGAATTATAAGATGGGCAGCAGGATTTGGCTATCCTGTTAAAGATCCTAGAAAATAGTTAAAAAAAAATTAAAAAAAATTTTCTCTCCTCGACAAAAAAACTGAAAAAACACGTTTTTAGAAGATGCCGATTTGCATTTGTCGTTTTTATTTTGTAAATTATAAATATAGTTATTTGTTAATATAATTTATAACTATCAGTTTTTTGACATAGATTGGTTTTGACTCTTGCTTGATTGCAGAGAAAGTTCAAGGCATCAGATATAAAATTAAAACTAAAAATGGAGAGTTAAGAAAATGAAGTTTAAATTTGATTGTGGGAATCGACATAAATATTTTAATTGCTATTGTCAGTTAAAAAAATATGGAGTTGGAGATTGCACTATGAGAGCAATAACCATAGCAACTGGAATAGATTATAAAGTTGTTTGGGATGGTTTAGCCGACATATCTAAAGAAACTGGAAACCTTCCTAATAGCAGAGAGGTCTGTGAAGTTTTTTTGAAAAGAGCTGGGTGGAAAAGACAAAAGCCAATTAGGAAGCAAGGTGGTAGAAAAAGATATAAATTAGGGGATACTCCTATAGATGCAAACCAAACATATATATTCCATTGTTCAAACCATTGGACTGCTGTGGTTAAAGGGGTTAATAGAGATCTTTGGGATAATAGAATAATGTGTAGCAATTCATACTGGATTAAAGTCGATTAATAATAAAGGGCGTTTCTTCGGATTCGCCCTTTTTTTTTGCCTTAAAATAGCCCTATAAAGCCATATCTCAATGTGAGCCGATACTTGCTATTACCAAACTTCCCTAATATTCATAGACACGTCAAAGGTTCTGTGAGCCACTTGATTGAATGTAAGAGAGTCTTGGTCTATCTGACATAGTGCAAATTCTAAATCTTTATCTCCATCACCTGTTCTTGGATTAGAGCCTGCTGAATTAGGGCAAAACCAAAATCTTAAATTTCCATTGAGTGTTAATCCAAAGAAGCTAGCCATAGATGTATCAAACACATAGTTACCATCAGTAACTGTAAAGAACTTGTTTGGATTATTGGCTTTGTTAAAGACATCATCATCAGCCATATAACTAAATTTAACTTGCCATGTTCTTCTTTGTGTGTTCGCACCTATCTTATAATCGTGTTTATCTTGCTTTTGTAATGTCCAAGCTGGTAAATCACCCCAATGTGGTTGCCCTAAGTGGTTTATATTAGTGATGGTGTTGCCACCTACTGTAGATTGATTTGTGATGCCATCAAATTCTGTTATAAGTTTAACTTGTAGGTCTGGCGAGTGGCTTGGCTCAAACCATCTTCCAAAGCTAACTGCACCTATTTTTTTCTGCCCTAAAAAACTTAATGAAATTTTCGTTATATTAGTTTCAGAGAAATCTGCAACAAATGCTCTTATATTAAAAAAAGAATATCCATTATATTCTGATGTTGAAGAATTATAATTTATTATTTCTTGTGTATCTTCAATAGTAGAATCATCTATATCTATGCCATATAAAGTACCTTTTAGGTTATGTGCAAAGACAGCACCATACATTCCTGAACTTGTTGATTGTGGTATATTGGTTAAAAGTTGATCAAGTTCAATATTAGGCTTGCTTATAATAAATTTTGGTGATGAGCTGTATTCCTGCACGTTTACAGGATTCATATCCCATACATCAGGTGCATTACTACCCTCATAATATCCTAATGCTTTTAGATACTGTGGTATATCTGCATAAAATCTACAAGTTTGTATTGTTCTTTTCGCCATTTCTATCTCCTAAATGCTTGATTTCAATTCTTTTTTTCCTATAACATCTAACTCTTTTATTTCTTCAACTTTGTCATTCTTGTTATTAAATGAATCACTCAACTGATTCCATGTATGTAAATTTAAATTGTTTATTTTTGCGTAAAATAATTTCTTTTGCCAATTTACGACTTTGCACGACATAATTCTTAATTGACCAGTATAGGTAAACAATACTTCTGTCAAAGGCGATTTTAAAAGACTAAAAATTATTATTTTATTTCTACCTATTTTAATATTCCAACCTTTACCAAGTTTTTTAGTTCCTTTCATAACTCCAGCATAATCAATTTCCATAGCTGCTATTTCGCCATTTGTTTTGATTTCGACTTGACCAAAACCAAAATTTATATCTGCTTTTGTTGCGATTGGAAATTTATCAGTTTTCTTCATTTACAATCCTGTCAATTATTTCTACTAAATCTAACACATCTAGTCCTCCATCTTGATTTGTGTCTGCTATAGTCACTTGTTCAGCAGATAATATATTTTCTTCTAATATATGATTTACAATAGCAACAATATCAAGAATATCTACCGATCCATCATTATTGACATCACCTAGTAATATTTCTGGAACATCAGAATCTTGTGGTGATTGCAAAGTTAATTCTTGCCCTTTCCAATTTAAAGGACTAGATAAAAGATGGTGCAGCTGTTCACCTTTTATAGTAATATTATTCAAATTCTTCCTTGTTTCGGTAACGATAAATAAAGGTAGTATAAATTGACCACATCTTATTGGCATATCTTCAATGTTATTTATTACATAATGTTCATTGTATAATTTTCTTCCTAGAATCATTTTGTCAAATTCAAATATATCGCCAACTTCATAATTGTAATATTTTAAAGGAAGTTTTAATTCTACAACATTATGTTGATTTTTGTAGTATTGGAATATATATTCAGCCAACAAATCTGCTGTATATTTATCCCTGACATAATCATTTTCAATTACTTTTTTTGTTTTATTGTGTACTATCTCGTCATTTTCATTTATTTTTACACCATAATAATTATTTAGTTCTATATTGTTATCGAGTATGTTTTTATAAATTCCATTTTTAAGGTAATTATCTTTATTAACAAATAAGTGTACAGAATTTTTATAATTATTTAATCCATAATCTTTATTATATTTAAAATCTAGTTCAGTAACAATGTTGTTTATTGGTGTTCTTGAAAAGTTATATTCTAAAACTTCACTCTCTTTTATAGTAGAAATATTTTCTATAGTTCCATCTTCATAAAATTGACTACCACCTCTATAACTTGATTTTAAGTTTACAAACTTCAAAACATCATTATTTAGTATTGGAAAGAACTTACTTGAATTTGCTAAATTGGCAATCAAAGACTTTGCAGATATTTTTTTATCTTGAGAAAAAGCTAATTTCCAGTCTTGATGTTCTTTCTTAACAATATTTTTAGAATCTAAATCTACATTATCTATATCAATGTTCAGTTCTTCAAACATAAGATGATGAATAACGTCAGTAGGCTTTTCTATTAATGTATTTGAAGGTACATAATTATCGTAATACTCATCTGTATTATTTATAATTTGTATTTTTATATCATCTTTATATGTAACATGATTTTGTTCACCCTCACTATTGTAAACTATTTCTGCCTCTGCTACACTAACATTATCTCCATATAGTGATAAATCTATATCATGGAACTTTATAAGAAACGCAACTGTATCAGTTTGCCCTGTGTTTACTGGGTTTGGAGTATAGGTAATTGGAACATTAATCTCTTGATTATCTTCAATGTCATATTCAACAAACTTATTTGTGGTATTATCAATAAATAGTTCTCCATACTGACTTCCTAAGGTATCACCATAATTAGGTATTAATGTTTGTATATCGCTGTATAAATCTTGCTCAAACCCAGTTTTGTCAATTAAATATACTTGGAATTTACCCCTATAATTATCAGACTTTAGTTTTAAAAAAATAGGAATTGAATCGCCTTCTAAAACAAAATCTGGATAATTTAATTCTTCTATATTTACTTTTAAATTAGGAGCAAAATCTGTAAAATTTACTGGAAAATATGTATTATTTAAGACATTTTCATTATAAAGTGATGATATTAATGGATAAATTTTTAAACCACCTATTCGCAAATGAAAATTTACTAATATATTAAAATCAATATGTCCTTTAGGTATTCTTCTCAAATAATTAGGAGATAAATTTCCTAAGAAAGTTGCTGTACCTTGCTCGAATCCAAAAGTTCCTAAATCAGTAATTCCTTTATGCCCACTAATGGAACTACCAAAAACATTTTGTTCGCTACCTCCACCAAAAACGTCTTCGTAATGATCTCCAAAATTAGAACTGCGTGTAATTAATAATTCAACAATACACGAATAATTTTCTACTTCCCAATAAATATTACGAACGTTAAACTGTGCCATAAAATCACTTTCAGATATTTTACCTGAATATGGTAAAGTTGTGTAATCATTTACAGACCCTAAACCATTACCAAGATTCACGCCTCGTATTTCAAACAGCCTAGAATAATCAAAATTTTGTATACCAAACCCTAAAGAATACTTAAAATCATCTGATATTTGTATTCCTCCATTAATATTTACTGCTTGGATTATAAGGCGACCCTCATTATTAACAGTCATTTCTTCGCCATTACTCATTTTAATTCTAAATTTATTATACTGATCTGAGCTAAATAATCCAACTGGTTCAAATATTAATTGTTGAGCCATTAGTATGAACCTCCTGAAGAAGATGAGGTTTGCTGTGTTATTGTTTCTGTTTGTTCGTTCAATACATTTGTCGAACCTATTTCACCTGTAAAGTCATTGTGTTGGTTATCTACACGTCCAAACACATCAGCAAATATTTCATAATTTATAAAATTATTTAATACTGATTCTCTTTTTAAAGAAAAATCAGATATTTTTATGTAATCTACATTGGACTTTTGACCATCTGGTCTTAATACTGTTCTGCCTGATGTTAAAGGTTGAAATCTCCTCTGTGTCATAGTAAGCAAATTATTAGTAATATCATTTGATAATTTAATTTCAGATTGTTGCTCATTTGTAGTCATAGTTTGGAATTCATTTATTGTAGTAGCATTAGGTTGTTGTTCTTGAAAATCAAATAACTTGCCAGTTATGTCATTCATTTTAAAATAATATACTGGATTGCTTCGTTGATAATCAACATTTAAATTATTAAATCTGCACTCTATATTTCTAAAACAAGATACTCTACTATGTATATCGACTGTTTGCTGATTGTCTATGGTATTTCCAGTTATTAATTGTTTGAGTATATTAGAGTCTTGCACATAAGGCTCTGCCTCAAAAGTTATAACACTTTCGCCATTTAGAAAATCAAAA